CAGTTGGTGATTTTTTCATTAATATACTCCAATAATTTAATAAGGTTGAATAAAACCTTGGATTGATTCAATAATAAATATAAGATTATTTATTTTTTGACTCGGGGGGGCTTAGAAATTCCTTTAGATTTTCCGGATGATTTATCATAGGCATCCTGTTCTTCTTTATATGATTTTTCTAATAATTTTAAATAGAATCGCCGTAAGTAAACCGGCATGTTGTATACTTCAGAATGGGTAAATCCACCCTTTCCGTAAAAACAAAGTTGATATACTGATGTATGTATGTCTGGTTTATTTTTTGGCTGTAGGCCAAAAAAACTGAACGGTCATAGGGACCGTCATCTCCTGTTCAAATCCACATAATTCACAAGTAAATAGATAATCCATATCTATATCTGGTGTGGTCTTTACTAAATGATTTCTAAATGCTAACGAATCTCTTGATAAAAATTCATTATCTACAAAACTATTAACATGAACAGTATCATCATTACCATCAACAGATAATATTGCCTTTTTTAGTCGTGTAGTAACTTCGTGATCCTGTTTTCCAGACGAAATCTTTTTTAGAGCTTTAAGTTCTGCAGTAACATCACTTTCATCTTTTTGAGTAAGAATTTTATATGTAATTTTTCGTTTAGAAGAAGGAAGATCAAATCCAAACTCATTTACACCATTTTTAAATTCTGAATGATCTATTTCTTTATCCTTCAGTGATGTTAAATCAATATTATCATTATTCCTTTCAGAACACGCTGGACAATTAACTTCAAATTCATAATCTTTACCATATCCTAATACTCTTGATGCTACCATTAATGCATTTTTATCACCGATTAGCATTTCATCTAAATTAATAGATGGATCCACTACTAATGATTCCAACAATTTATCAATTACTAATCCTTTACGAATAAGATTTTGAGATGTTAAAATATCTTCTTCTCTTGCTGTCATATACTTTATCTCAACTTCACCTTTTGATAATGGACTTTCCTTTGAATAAAGTGCACCCTTAGAGGGCAAATTAATTATCTCTGTTGGAAACTGGCGTTTTTCTTCTGCCATGTTATTTCTCCTTTGTAATTTTTATTGAATAGTAACCTATACAATATAACCAATTATAAAACTAACTGGGGATATTGAAATCCCCAGTTTAAAATACTACTTACTGCTGAATTATGCTTTTCCAACAGCGTCACGAACTCCGTACAAACCAAATGCCGCGAGTAATGTCCAAACAACTTCAGGTACTGCTTCTATAACACCTGCTGCTTGTGCTACTCCAACAACACCAGCGACTACTGATGTCCATACTGTCTTTGATTTCCACCAAGCTTTATCTGCTATGACTGCCATAATTGACTCCTTTTTTTATTAAAATTTTATTAGAATTGTAGTATTGCGTAATCGTATCTAAGTGTTAAAGTTACATCAACTGGGTCTGTTGCATTTGCCCAATCTAAATCACCAAATGTTGCGTTAGTAATCCAAGTACCTTTAAGTGTCCACTCTTCAACCTTATCACCTACGGGTCCTAATACATTAATTGTTACATCTTTTTTATAAAAATCTGAATATCCATCTCTGCCTGTTACTGATTCATGACCTAACCTTACCCATTCCATAACTGCCTGTGCGGCGGATGGAACAACAGGATCATATAAAGTAATTTCTAATTCTTCCCAAGAACCTTTACCTTTAACATATCGTTTAACATTGATATGGTCAAGTTCAATAGTTTCAAAGGCTATTGTAGGTCTATTGGCTGTTTTTATGAGATAGGCTGGTACACCTTCAATGTACATGATGTACCGATTTTTAGTCTTCGGTTCAAATGGTGTGAACATAATTTCAGAAGGATCTAATAGTTCTGGCATCTTTAATCTCCAATAAGTTTAATTCTTCAACTATAAATATCAATTTTATAAAAAATCATCAAATTCATTTTTCATAGTTTTTTTGAAGTTTTATTCTAACTTCATATATAAATATATCCAGCAACAAAAAACCCCTCAAAAAAGAGGGGCTTTTTGTTTATTAATCTATATGATTAAACTTATGCGGGGAATGCTGCTCCCGTTGGTAATACAACGAAGTCCAATACAATAAATTCAGCTGTCCGTGTTGGTTGGATAAATATCTGACCAACAAGTTGATTTCTATCAACAACATCTGGAGTATTATTACTATCGTCCATTACTACCTTAAAGGCTGACAAACCACTATTAGATTGTACTGATTCTAAGAACGGATTCACAATGTTCAAGAAACGATTTCTTGTTGCTGTCGTGTTCTGTTCAAATACCAAGTATCTACTTGCAGAAGCGATAAACTTCTTCAGTTTGATTAACAATCTACGAACATTCACACGGTCAAGTGCTGATGGTCTTGCTTGGAGTGTTTTTTGTCCCCAAACTACCACACCTTGACCTGGGAATGAAGCGATTGGATTAACTCTATTTTCATAAAGTTCATCCCGTTCATCATGAGTCAATCTTGTCTGTGCTTCTAATACCGTTGTTAGTCCACCACGATTCAAACCTGCTGGTGCGAACCATTCGTGTGCTACTCTATCAGTATAAGCAATTACACCAGGTAACACAACTGAAGGTGGAACCCAGACAGGTAACGCTGTATTCTTATCAACAATCTTTACCCAAGGATAATAGGTTGCTGCGTAGTTAGTATCAAGTGAAGAAATCGCGTCTGTTGCAGTCGCTATTGATCCACCATGAATACCAGAATCAAATACATAAAATGCATCACCACGGGCTTCACATTTAGATATTGCGTAATTGGTTATTGCAGAATGTACTCCATGAACAACCCCAGGTGTTACTAACATATTAATATCAAATTCATCTGGATTACTTATTGCATCAATTGCCTTTTTATATACAGTATATCCGGCTGCCGAAGAATTTGATATATCAAATCCTTGTTGATTTGTATTAACAATATTCGAACCAACAAACTCTGGAGCTGCTGGATTACGACCATCAAACCCACCTTGAAATGGAACAACAAACTTTCTCTGTTTAATATGAGAAAGTGTAAGTGTTACCTTCTCTGATGCGTCTGAATAAGTACTCCCAAGTTGAGATGCGTCTGCGTGTCCTGACATATCTTCTAAACTCATAGAAGCATTCGATCCAGTACTTGTCGAGTTATAAGGTGACAAATATTCCTCTGCATCTGCGTTAGCGTAATCTACACCATAAGGAACTTTATCATCAAAAGTACTTTGAGTATCCAATTGTGAAGTTTTAAATGCCCATGATGGAATAGTTGTATCTGCACTACCAAATGGATTTGCAATTGCTTCGTGTCCCATTGGTACTGCACTAACTGGAGATGACTTATCTGCTATTGCTGAAAAATCAGAAACATAAATATGTTTAGATTTATTTGGCCAATCACCATTATAAGTGAGTTTACCATTTGAGTCTATTGATACATATCTATCACCAATTCGTCTTGCAAAGTAATTAGGACTTGTTGGATCAAAATTCAAACTTTCCCATTGTTCTAAGATGTTATCTCTTGTTAAGTTGTTATCATTTAATCCAGTTTGTCTTAACTGTAATGAAAAATCACCATAATCAGTACCAGCAATTGTACCTGCTTTCCTTACATTCAAAATAACAATTTTATATTTGTTATTTACATCACTACCATGTGAACGAGTATTAACTTTAAACAAGTCATACCTTGTTCCATTTACCATCTGTGATTGAATCGCAGGAGTTGTAGCATTATTGTATGTTATTGCCATACCTAAAGTTCCATCTTCAACAGTTACATCATTGGTTGCTCCCCATGATTTACCAGTTTGTTCATATTTGAAACTCTTATACAAATACGCTGGTGCTGTATATTGACCAGATTTCTGAACTTGTGCACTACCCACTACTCGACCACGATCGTGAGGGAATACATCTTCAATATATGATGCATAAGTACTTCCAGTATCAAATCCGAAAGCGAATACATTTTGAACTCCATCTGCCGTTATACTTTTTGCTCCCCAATTACTACCACTCAACACAAGTGAAGCTGATGCCCAAGTACCAGTAATTGTACTACCTTCTAAATCTGCAGTTCCATTTGAACCACCACGAGATGGTACTAATAGTGCAAGTGTTTTACCACCAGTTGCATCACCACCACCTGCAAGTGCTGTTGAAGTACTTCCAGATGTAAAGTAAATACTATTCCCTGATGAACCAGCAGTTGATGCTGAAACTTGAAGGAATGCACCATCTTGTGCCGTGGCTACTGGAATACTCGTTGCCGCGTTAATTTGAGCAGACATAGAAGCGACACCTGCACTTCCTGATGTTGCTGCAAACGACCCAAGAAAATAGTATGAATTTGCTGTAGGTTCGTCATCTGATACTGG